TTCCGGTTCGACACCGTTCAGGCAACTGTTGAAATCAGACTCGGCCTGCTTGGTGGCGTCAGAAACATGAGGCACGGCATCAGGCGGTGCGAGTCGCGCTGCTTTCTTGGCGTTGTTGGTGACGGCCAAGGTGTAGTCATGCTTGATTTCAGCCTGCGCGGACGGATCGCAAAGGTTGATTTTTTCCATCAACTGACCGGCTTGGGCGAGTGCCATCG